GAGGCCATAGAACCGATCATACCGGGCTGGGAAGAGAAAGCGGGGGAGTACATCCAAGAGTTGATGAAGATGCCTTCCTTTACTCTCTGGGCCCTAGGAACGGACATGCGTCCAGTGATCCGCCATAGGAAAGAGGCACTCGCACTGCTCCAGGACAACAAGAAGTTCAAGACCGAGAGGAACAGGCTGTACAATCATCCCTACATACAAGGACAACTTTTGTCCGGCCACCGCCGTAGGCCAGTTCCAAGAAGACTTTCCAACCACGCTCCAGTCTGGCAGACTATAGAGGACAGAGAGTCATGGGAGCAAACGCACCGAGATGATTGGAGAATGCGGAAACTCACAGCCGTGCGCAAGCTATGCTGGGAGATTGCCAGAACTCCACAAGGCTATACAATGCCCAAGGGCTGGGAACCTAAACAACGAGCCATTTTGTGAGCAATTCTAAGTACGATCCGTTGGCCGATTTTAATGACATCTTCGAATCTTCTACGGGCCCTGAAGAGGGTGCCGAGGGAGAAACGGCGATTGTCGAGGATAAACCCCCTATTCCACAGGTTCTACCGGATGACGAATCCAGTCCTTCTATGCTCTCTACCCAAGTCCTCCAACAACTTGCGGAGGCCCCCGAAGGTCTACCGGCCGCGTTCCTCAAACAAGCCGCCCCGCACTTCCACAAAACTCAGTCAATTGTGGACTTTGCGGCCACGGTCTGTGTTGCGGTGGCCGAAGGTAAGCTCAAAACGTCCCAGTCTGCTGAACTTCGTAAATGGGCTGAACTCATGTACACCTGCGTCGTTGCGAACGAGCCTCAACAAAACAACGTCCAAGTCAATTACGTGGAACAGTTAATCCAACTTGCAGGCGGCGAAAAGGCAGTTCAACCCGACGTTCTCGACGTTAGAGAAGCAATTACCTCACCTCGCAAGAAAGCCCAAGGAGAATAGCCGTGGCTGACCAATTAGACCTCCCACTCGATCCGCCATCTCCCGAAGAGCGGGCCCGAAGAATCTTCGAAAAAATTAGATCCCGCCCCGGCGCATCCGATGGTTTGGCCCCCAATGCTGAGTACTTGTTTGATCGCGTTTTGCTTGACGATACTGTTCCCATTGAAACTCGAAATGCGTTGGCTGGGATGTTGGGGGACGAGTTTGGGCAAGGGTTAGACCCAAACATGGATATGCCGGAGCCTCCTCGATACCGCGCGACCCAACGTGCTTTGGCGATGGATCCCAATATCGTAGGCACAGAAGAGTGGAACAGGGCTATGCAGAAGGCTGATGACATCATGAGCCGCGCCGGAGCGATGTACGAGCTTGGGGCAAAAAAACAACAACAAGCGTATAAGATGGACCCTTCGCTTTCCAGTCCCGGAGCGCGTCGTCTCTATGAAGAAGGGGGACAGCTAATGGACAGGGGCGTTACCGCCTCCCACCGAGCGCGGGGACAAACCTCCGGTAGCCCAGACTCCGTAAAAAGAAGCCGTCAAATGAGTCTTTATGAGGCTCCGAATATGGAGAAAAGGCGCAATCTCGAAAACGAAATCTACGAGCAAGAGAGACGTCTCTCGGACCTTAATCCGGACAGCAGAAGCGGGAGAGAAGCCAAGGCACGAGTCAGTCGCGCAAGAGCAGCACTCCGTGGGTTAGGCCGATTGGCTGCCGTAGCCACAGGCGTTGGTACCCTTATGGAGGGGGCAGCTTATGCCCAGGATGTAGCAGAAGAAGGCCCTGTCGGAGGAACGCGTAAATACGTGGGCGAGGGAATAGAAGGCACAGGCGCTCTGGCTTCCGGCATTGAATCACTGACCGAACGCGAGACTCTCGAAGAGATGATGGGATACCCCACTTCGCCCACGACCAGAGCTATGCGGTTCGGTGGTGATGTTGCAGGAGCGTTCGGGAGAGGCATGGGTGCTGTAGGACGCGCTATTCGAGGATCTGATGAAGAGGAAAAACCAATTCGAGAGACATCTGCCGAAAAGATGAGAAGAGAAGTAGCAGCCCGAACGATGGAACGAGAAAGAGCGAGGAAAGAGTAGCAATGGCTGAAACCGAAATAGCAAGACGGCGGAGAGACGCAGCCCGCCGGGCAATGGGCCCCCAACAGCAGGAGGTGCAAGATCGGCTTGCGGATATTCTCGCCCTTACAGGTGGTGTTTTTGCCGGAGGAGCTTCTTATGCCCAGCTTCTCGAATTGATTGAAGATTACTCAAAACGGACAGGACAATCGCCCCAAAAGCTTCTTCGAGACACGGACCAACTTACCGCGCTGTTTACTCCTTCCACTCGCCGGGATCCGATATGGAAAGAAAGGGTCATCCAAGAAGTTTTCCAAGAGAGCGGTGCGTACAAAAACTTACCTGCGCAAGACCGCTTACGCCTGATCCAGGCGATGAGAAAGTCGATAATAAACGACACTAATACGCCTCTTACAGAGGTTCGTGAAATTTCTCGGTTGTTCCCCCTCATCAGAATGAAAAAGGAGATCCAAAGTCTGTGGGAGAGCAGAGAAAAAGAGATGGACATATCGTCGGGAAGGGTTGGGGGAGTCGTCGATTATTCAAAGTTTGAAGATAATCCCCGTCTGCTCGCATATTCCCGAGATCTTGACTACCAAAATCCTGGCTCGGGCGGGGGCAAGTGGGGGTCAGGGTCGTATTACGACTCAAAGGACGCCTGGAAGAAAAATGTCGATCCCGAATTCCTGGACAAGCTTACTTTTATCCACTGGACAAGGTCTCCGGAACCTTTGGTAAAAGGAAAAGGCCTCCCCTCTACAACAGGCGAGGTTGAGGCATTGTCCGCTGGCATGTACTTTAGAGATGACCCGTCCGGGCATGGGTTTATCACAAACCGCTTTATGGACCCCCCATTCGGGCTAATCCTAGATGGGGATGTCACCTATGCGGGAAACAATGATATTTTTAGTGGCGCCGGTGACCCAGGAGTCGGAGCATATATAAGAGATCCGATTCTTGATGAGCAGACTTTTGAAAACTCGGAGATGAAAGTCAGGAGAAAGCTTAAAGATCGAGGATACTCAAAGCCCATAAGTGTGGGAGGAGCAGAAGACTACTGGAGTGGTTATCACGGCGACATCAACGAAGCCCTTATCGAGCGCCCTCGTATTACTGGACTTGTGGTAGACCCCTCACGGTATGAGGACTTTACAAATTCTTATACAACCGATGCTTCCATACGCAAAACTATCGTACGGGCGAGAATCCTCGCAGAGGAGATAGGAGTTCCAATTTACGACTTAGCGGGACGCCCCTTCCCGATGCGGTTTCAGCCCGAATCTGTATCAGAAGAACAAGTCCGTCAGGTAGCCCGGAATTTCCCAAAAGCTGAAGAACTGACTGGTGGGCGGAATTTTGCAAAGTCAGAAGACGGCATCAGCCTTCTAGAGCAACTTTCCATTTTTAGGGAACTGCCCAGAGAAATCTCTGTTCAGGATCTCTTAGAAACCAACAAACTAATGGAAGCGGGAGAGGGCGAGACCTATCGTCGAGGTCTCCGAGAGAGAATCCGGTCAGAAATAGCTTCTGAGTTCGGACTCCACAGCGGCGATCTGTCGGCTGCTTACGAACAGGATTTCGGGCACTACCAAAGATATGGAGCACTTTCGTCAATGGACGAGCTTGCAGACGCCTACAAGTTTGAAGTAGCAAAGAGTCCCCTCCCCGACTTTGACGATATGTTCCTCTTCGGGGATAGAATGGCGAACCGCTTATCTAATCTCAGCGGTTCCGACTTAGTCGATGCAGTTAATAGGCTACCCGTCGAATCCTTAACGGCTAGTGATAGTGAATACGGGAGACCAGATCCACTGGAGGAATTGGCGGGTAGGGCCGAGCAAGACATCTTAGACGCAGATCCGGTTCAAGAGAAAAAACTCCAATCACTGCTTAGTACCATCGAACAGATGGAGTCTATGCCACTGAGCGATGCCCAAAAGGCAGTCGTCCAAAGGAAGAAAGCAGAGCTTTTAGCGGAGTTTGGAGACCAGGGTCTCGGCGCTTCGGAAGTCGTTGAGGCCATCGAAGAGGACATTCCCAAGCTTCCCGATGAGCCTGAACTTCCAGAAGAGCCGCCAGAACCAGAAAGCCGTATTGTTCGAGATATTGAAGACGGCCGCCCTGCTCCTCAAGACCTGTTCCGGAACCCGGATGATCGTCAGGCTTTTATCGACTTTGCCTCCCAACCCAGCAATCGGGGCGTTCCGCTTGAGGAACTCCTCTCTGAGTGGGACGCGAGCGAGATGGCCCCAGAAGTTCCAACGGCTCCCGAGCAGTTTCGTTCTATCCAACGCAAGCAACCACAGACGCCCAGCCAAGTAGAACCTGGACTATCTGAGGTTCGGATGGAACGTCCCGAATATCTCCCCGAGTTCTCGGTAGAGAAGACCCGGACCATCCTCCACGGGCCGGAGGGGGAAGCCAAAGATAAACTTCTGCGCTGGCTTAGAGAGTGGGATGGGGAGTCCCGCATCCCAGACGCGTATGCAGACCTTAGTCCGACTCCTGTTGAGGTCGAGTTTCCTAAAGAACCTGAGCCTCTCTTCCACCAGCGGCGACGAGTAAAAAACATCGAAGAAGTCGCGTCTGTCATCGAGGACATCGCAGCCGATAATGTAGACATCACGCCTGAGCAGCGCCAGGAGTTCTTGCAAGACGAGAAGGTCAAGAAGAACTGGGGACCAAAAATTCTTCGGGCCCTCGAAGTCGCAGGATTCACGGCTGATGTCGTAGACCTGGGCTACAACATCTACAAACACGGATCTCGTGGCCTGGAAGGGTATGGTGCGGGCCTGTTGGAAGGGGCCGGATTCTTAGCGGATCTCCCGTCTGCGGTAGGGCGGCAACTCCCAGGACAAGAACTCCGAGAAAAGGCTGGAGTTGACCCCTTTGGCGGTAAAGGCGCAAGAGCAATTTCTCGTTTAGCGGAGCCTGCGCGTAGGGAATTGGAGCGCGTAAAGAGACGTCGCCAGATCGAAAATTACATCGAAGAATACACCCAACTGGGCGAAGACCCAGACACTGCAAGACGCCAAGCAATCGCGAATGTTCGAGCCGCAGCAGAAGGGCGTATCGCACAGTATGTTCCGGGGTTTATGGAAAACGTGCCGCAAGTAAACATAGAAGATGTGCGGAAAGAGGTAAAACAACAAGAAGCGCTCCAGGACGCGCCTTTTGCCGCAACGCCAGGGGGGATGGCTCGAATTGCAGCACGTCGTGCCCTTGAACAGCAGGCCCGAAAAAAACAAGACGAGCGAATGAGCCTACCTGACATTGATCTCGGACTGGGGGAAGAAGATGGCAGATAATCCCTACAGACAGAAAGCTCCACTCCCTGGACAGTCAGTCCATCTTGTTCCAGACGAGAGCCCGATTACGCTTGCTGACATGATTCGCCAAGAAGGTGGAAGCGTACCCAAGGGGTTGAGGAAGAAACGAGAAGATGTTGCCAGAAGAGTAATGGCTCCGACTCCCCCTACCCAAGCAACGATAACGTCTGCCGGACGGGTGGGCTCTCCTGAGTCTATCGAAGCTATACGAACCGCCAATCTTTTAGGACAACTGGCGATGGACAATTTTGGAAAACAAGGAGTGCCAGACCCACCCGATGTTTTAGATGGCCTTACTACGGACGAAAGGCTGGAAAAGCACAGAAAAAAGTTTGGAGAACTTGAAGGACAGGATCTGATTAGCGCAGTTTCTGAGGGACAAAAGTGGTCAGAAGAAAAAACAAACTGGGTCCGAGGCACTCTTGAAGAACTAAAAAGAGACGCACCTGGGGGAGATTGGCAGCTTACTTATGAAGACATGACTGATGGTACGATGGTGTTTATCGACCTAAACACCGGAGAAGAAACAGAGTATCGTTGGGACGGAGAGGAATGAGCCAAGCGAACGCAGCGCAGCTTCTCAACACTCTACGTTCTCCGGCGCACGCCCTGCCTGCGTTTGGAGAAGTGCATGATCAGAAGACTGGCCGTTTTCGCAAGTATGATCCTACGGGCATTACCCACCGACTCCAGCTTGAACTGTTGGATTACTACAGCAATCCTCCACGCTTAGACACAGGCGAAACTGTCTTCCTGACACTCCTGGGCTATCGACAGGGAGGAAAGAGTACGTCTGCCGAGTTCGCTGCATATTGCAAAGCAGCCTACAATCCGGGCTGGGACCACGTCTGTATCGCAGATAACCGTGACCGCGCAGACTACCTACACAAGAGGGTTCACCATCTCCACCAAAGATGGCCTAAACAGCTACGCTCAAGAACGCTGCCCACCCGAGAAAGCCGCCAGTTGACGTTCGATCAGCTACAAGGCGGCAAGATGCGTGTCCTGTCTGCCGAATCTGGCGCTGTCGGTGTCGGCCAGTCGCCCGATTCCTTCCATGCTTCGGAGTGTCACCTGTGGTCTGACTTCCACGGGTCTATGTTTCTCATCAATCCGTCGCTGATCAACAGGCAGAACGCCCTGGTCGTGTTTGAAGCTACGCCATGGGAGCGCAATTGCGCGTGGCATGACCACTATATGATGGCATCTCAGGGCTCTGGTCGGCACAAAGCCGTCTTCCTGCCGTTTTGGGATGGCAAATTGAACGCCCGTCCAGTACCCAAGGGCTTCCAACCTACGAACGAAGAGGTTGAACTGCTAAATCGCTACAGTCACCTGGGCCTTCAGCAGGAAAACCTGGTATTCCGGCGTTTTATCATGGATACGGACCCCGAAATCCGGCGAAATCCGGAAATGTTCGGCGTCATGTACCCATTTGACGACGTATCTTGCTGGATCGCGTCTACAAACGCGGCAATTCCGGAACATGCGCTGGAAAAGCACCTAAATAAGGAACTTACGGAGTGGTCTGGGACATATAAAGAGTATGAAGCGCCTGAGCCCAACGCAATCTACGTAATCGGCGTCGATCCTACCGGATATGCCGCACGAGATCATGCTGCTTTCCAAGTTTTGAAATGTTGGCGCGGAGAATGGACCCAAGTTGCGTGTTTCGCGGACCATGTCGACCCATTGACATTTACTGGGCACCTTTTGCGGGCAGCAAACCGCTATAATCAAGCCCTGATCGCAGTTGAGTCCAATGGTGTTGGACAAGCTGTCTTATCTCTCCTTGTTGAGCGCGGATACAGCAATCTTTACTATGAAGCCAAATTCAAACCAGGATTCACCTCTACATCGAAGTCTTTGGATGAGGCTACCGGCTGGCTTGTTGATAGTCTTCTTGATGATCTTATTTTGAACGACAAAGATACTGTCCAGCAGTTACAGACTTATAAGAATGACAAGCGGGTTGAGGAAAGCGCAAGTTCAGAAATTTTGCGTGGGGCTGCTTCAGGAAAAAGAAGGGACCGACATCATTGGGACAAGGTTTCTGCGTTAATCCTCGCTATTGTCGGGGCAAGATACGCGCCTAAACGCACAAAACCCGGCCAAACCCCTGAAATGGAAAATGTTCTTTTCTTCACTAAGATGGGTTACGATCAACGAGAAAAGTATCTCCAGCAAGTAGAGAAAGAGAAAGCCCCCCAAAAACGTCGTCGGCCAACATACCGGCGACCTAGTCGGAGACGATAATGGCAGACACACCAGCCCCCAAACGTGACCCCCGCGAGCCCACACCTGGAGCGCCCGGACTTTCGAGCGCTGAGTTTGAGAGGATGATGGAAGAGCTTGAGGCAGGCATTAAAAAGGCCCAAGCAACCCGAGCGCCGTTGGCTCAAGCACCGTTGACTACAGAGTCCGCTCTCGAGCAAGTAAAATCGGAGGGGATTACAGATAGAAAAGGAGCCCTCCGCCGTGCTGCGTCCATACGAGCGATAGAACGCACCGATGAGGAGCGGCGGCGTGAAGCACAGGAACAGATTCGACGGAACCAGTCCCCACCGCTGCCTCAGCTACGCCATCCAGGACCTGGAGAAAGGCCCCGTCGTGCGATGAGGCCGCAGAAAAAAAGTGAGTGATCCCGCTGAAATTTATCGAGACCCGTCTCGGGATGCAGCGCTCCTGGACCTGAGCCCACATCTGCGCCTTTCTGTGCCCATGTGGTTGTTTGCTAAATACGGCCCGCTTCACGCAGACTGGGAAGAACTCGACAAAAAGATCAAAGAAGTCTATAGCCTTCTTTCTCTGGGCTCTCCGGAAGATAAGACTTCATTGGCTGATGCTTTAGGATTAAACGAAGATGGCTGAACCCACTGTAGCAGATCTCGCAAAAAGCAATCTCCGTTCCCGTATTGCCCAGATTCTAAGTCAAACGCGAGAAGCTACACAAGAAGCCACAGGAATCCCAACGGCTACGGGAGCAAGCCCGCTTCCAGCCCCTGTGGTTGAGGAAGAAGAGGAAACTGCGTAATGCTTAATACGAAACAACTCCGGGGTTTGATTGATACCCACAAAGCGCGAGCGCACTACGAACGGCAGGAGTTCGACAAGTTCCGCTCTTGGTACACCAGTAGTTGGTGGGGAGATGACAGTGATCTTCCCCAGGGCGCTGGCGCTGGAATCCCCGTCGAGACAGATCTGCACTTTGAGACCAACTATCCGTACGCATTTGTCGATACGATGGTTGCAAACATCTGTCCGTCCAATCCTAGGATTACAGTCAATCCTAGGCGCGAAGAGTTTAGCGGCCCCGCGAAGTATCGTGAGGCACTCATCAATGATCTGTTCCACCGTGAGGATGCCCACCGCACTCTTTGGCGTGCCTCTACGATGGCGAGTATCTACCCCCGTTCTTTTGTTAAGACGGTCTGGAACTTCAATAAAAGCAGCGCAGATTACGTGGTTATCGATCCACGCTTTGTCTGGTTCGATTTGAGCGCTGAACGCTGGGAAGACATTCGCTATCTCATTGAAGTTACTGTGCTTACCCGAGGCGACTTCAACGAGCGCGTCAAGAAGGTCAACCCAGAGACGGGCGAAGAGACTGGCGAATACTCGCGTGAGGTCGCAGATAAAGCCCAGTTTGGCGCATATCCAAGCTGGCTTCGGGACGAAAGCCGCGATCAGACCATGATCAACGAGGCAACCAAAGACGTCTTCGAGTGGGTTACCGTCTACGAAATTTATGACTTCTCAGGAGAGGGCAAGTTCTTTCACTGTTTGGAAGACATGGACGAGCCATTGTTCGAGGGTGAACTGCCTTACCGCTTCAATCGCAACCCCTTCCACAAAGTAGCGTTCAACGACAATCTCCGTAACAGTGGTGGACTGTCAGACGTCAAACTTATCCAAAACGCACTTGAGCGCCTGAATGAGTTGGACACGTTGATGCTGTGGTTTGCCCAGACAAGCATTCCGATCACCATGATCAACACTGGGCTTGTCGACAACCCCGAACACATCCGCACTCAAATTCGTGACGCTACAACCCCAGGCTCTATTGTAGAAGTTGCGGGCAAGGCCAACGCTTCTATTGCTGACATCATCGGAAGTACCAATGTCCCATCCCTGTCCCCCGAGTTTCTTGAAGCCCGAGATCGAGCAATCCAAGTCATCGAATTTATCTTGGGTATTCCGCAATACTCTCGGGGAGTTGTCGGTGTATCTGACGTGGCAACTGAAGTCGCCCTCGCAGATACTGCGACAAGGACTCGCAACGGTCGTCGGCAAAAAGAAGTCTACGACTTAATCAGTGCGATGGCTAAAAATGCTGTGGGCCTCTACGAAGAGTTCCTTCCCGAGGATCGCGTTTTGCCTGTCCGGCTAATGGACAGCACCGAAACTTTAGACATCACTCGGGCATCTATGCGAGCCCGTGAGCTTTTGGCTGCTCGCGGCGAAGATCCCCTCGATTATGACTATGAGGCGGTTCCTTACTCTCCAGCCGAAAACAACCGACTTGTCCAACTCCGAAACATCCAGCAGTTCTTGCCCGTCCTCCAACAGGCCCAGAACGTCAACCAAGAAAAGCTGATCGTAAAATTGGCTGACCTTCTTCAAATTAGTGATGTCATCGTTAGTAAGGAAGATTTGCAAGCCCAACAGCAAGAAGCAATGGCTGCCCAACAACAGCAGGCAATGGCGCCTGGAGCAGCGGCTGCCGCGCCTCCGATGGACACAATTGCCAGCGGTGCTCTTCCTCCAGGGTCTGAGCCCCAACAAGTTCCGCTCCCCGGAGGCGGGGGAGCAGGCGGAGGCCAAAGCCCATTGACTGGATTTGGTGGTGCTCCATTCTCACTACCCCCCGAGATTACAGGAAAATAAATGCCCAGTTACACCGGACGCTGTGCCCAACACGGTGAATTTGATGATTACATGAAGGTTTCTCAGTTTTTATCTGAGGGCCTCAAATGCCCCGTCTGTGGGGAAGAGTCGCGAGTCGTGATTCGAAAAGCGCCAGGAATTCTCGGTCCTCTTCCCACAAAGCGGTTGGATATAGACCAGATTGGGCAATCTTTTGGTTCTCTTGCAGAGCAGAAGAAGTATTTTGAACGGCATCCTGATCGCGCAATCGTAGGCAAAGACGACTCTGAATTTGTTCGCCATAGGGACATGGCCCGAGAAAAGGCAGATAAAGCGGCGAAACGCATGGGATTCCGGGATTTTGACGACAGGAAGGCTTATGCTAAAAAAGACAAAGCTCGAAAACGTCGAATTGCGTCCGGCGATAAAAAGATTCAAGTAACTACTTGATAGTCAGTCCTTGACTGGTCCACCCTATTTAGGTAAAAACTCAATAGAATTTCCCCAGAGGATTAAAATGGTAAATCTCGAAGAAATGGAAGAGAAAGAAGAAATCGTGGAAGAGATGCCTGAAGAAGGTGGCTCTGAGGAAATAGAAGTAGAGGATTCGGAAGAGGAAGAAGTTTCCGGCTCTTCTCTAGAAGAGGGCGTTGCCCGCTTGATCGAAAACTGGAATCCTGAAACTCCTGAAGGCGAGCGTTACCTCGAAGAGCTAAAAGAGGTTATGGCTGGTGGCGGCGAGGAAATGGCCGCAGTGGGGGAGACGGAAGAGTCTGAAGAAACGACAGATGATGAAGCGCCTGGACCCTCCATGGGCTTTGACATCGTCGCAATGCGAAAGCGTGCTGCAAAGAACGCTTTTCCGGAGATGTAAATGAGCGATACTCCTGTCGAGCAGGCCCCACCCGCAGTAGCTCCGGCTCCTGTGGCTGCGCCGACGCCTGAAGTAACCCCCGAACCTGTCGCAGCAGAAACGAGCAGTTCCCAATTTAATTGGGCTGGCTGGGACGGGAATTCTGATTCTTTGCCTGAAGACTACCGAGAAGTCGGTTCTAAAGTATCTGATTGGTATAAGAGTACGAATAATGAGACCCAAGAAGAGCTTGCCACTCTCCGTTCGATGTATTCTGCGATGCTCGATGGAGAAGAAGATCCTCGCGTTAAGCAATACTACGAGGAACTCCAGAAACTCAAAGCCGAGCACGAGCAGCGAAACAATGCTTTTTCTGAGCTTGAGCAGAACTATGAAGCTTTGACCCAATCATCAGTCAATGAGTACGTTGACCGATTTTGGAAAGACCATCCCGAGCTTGCCGATAATGAAGAGAAGCTAGAAGTATTTTCTAAGTTCTTGGAAAACCAGAATGATTACGGTGGAGCGTGGGACGGCTACACTGCGGCCAAACTTATGGATCTTCCCGAGGAAGCAATCCAAGTTGCAGTCCAGGCGAAGAAAGACGGCGTATCTGACGCATACGCTCTCAAGCTCGCCCAGGCCCACAACCAAGTTCAGACGTTAGAGGCTAAACCCTCTTCGGAAGATATGGCAAAGGCTGCGGCCCTTGCCGAAGCAAAAGAAGAAGCAAAAAAGCCTCGCCCTGCGGCGAAGCTTACCAATGGAGCAACTGGAGCCGCCCGACCTCAAGCTGCTAAGAAGTCAATGGGTGACGCTAAGTCATTCGATGAGATGAGAAGCCTTGCCGCCGCACGAGCCCTGCGAGTGCATACAGGTGGAAAGCAATAAACCAACAGGGGAATTCTCCCCTCCCAGACAAGGAAGATTGAGAAATGGCTATTTCTCCTGATGTATTGCAGACTGCACTACAAGACTTGGCTCCGGGATATTCGGAGCTGTTCACCCAATATCATCCAATTATGGAGCGTGTTGTAAAACGCGGAAACATGGAACGGGCAACACTTAAGGGCCCCTACCGTGAATTCGTCGTGGTCGCAGGCGGTCCTGGTAACGTGACTCAGGTCCAAACGGGCTCCGAGATTATCACTGGTGGCCGTAATCAACAGGCTTCTCGTGGTAACGCTTATGGCCCTCGCCTGATTTACGCGTTTGACGTGCCTGGTAAGGACTTGGCAGAGGCAAACGGCGAGAATGATCTGGCTAAGATCATTAAGCGCTATCCTGAATTGGCTCTGTCCGACTTCCACGAGCGCATCTCGGCCCAGCTTGCTGCTGGTAACGGTACTGGCGTCAACTCGTTCCCTACCCTGAACGGTGATGTCAACTACTTCTCCAACGGTAGCCGTGACGGTGTGTTCCAGTTTGCTGCTCCTGCTAACCAGAATGACACCGTGTTCGGTCTTGTGAAGCAAGGCGGCGCAGGTGGAGTCAACGGCTGGTACAACCAGTACGGACAGATCTCCTCCTTTGCTACTGACGGTCGTTCGACTTTGCGTCAGGTGTACTACGCTGCTTCTCGCCAAGGTGCGATGGCAACTGGTCCTGTTGACTTGCTCCTCGGTGATGAGGCTTCATACCTCAACTACATCGATGATCTCGACGATCAGGTTCGCGTGATGAAGATCGAAGGCGACAAGGCACCCAAGGCTCTTCGCCAGGGTATTCCTTTCCTCGAGGCAGATTTCTTCCTCGAAGAGTCCATTGACACCGCCCAGTTCACCACTGGTGGAGCCAACAACGGCGTTGTGTACATGATCAAGAGCGATACTTGGCATATGTTCACTTTGGGCCACAACTCCAGCATGGAAACGAAGGGCGACTTCTCGATTCGAGGACCGTTCCGTATTCCTGAGCAGGATCTGTTCCGTTACGAATATGTGCTCAACATGGGTATGTACTGCGATCAGCTCCGCTCCAACGGTGTTGTCACCGGCGGCGCTACCCCATAAACTTTTAGAGTCTTAAGGAGACTTAAAATGGCTATTACAACTGCTGCTGGTATTACCAGCACTACAGTTACCACGACTCAACAGGCTCCTCTGGGGTTTCAACTGGTTGTTCCGAACGGAGACTTCGGCCTTCAGACCTGGGTCTATGTGTTCAATGACGACGCAGCCGGACAATGGGACGTCGGCGATCTTATCCAGTTGGATACAGACTTTGCTCTGTACCACGGGATTCAATCCGCCGTGGGCGCTCTGGCTAAATTGCGTGTTCTGGGTGCAGCCCAGCACATCATCCCAGCGGGGAGCTACGGGTTCATTCTGCAAAAGGGGCGAGGAACCGTCAACGGCGACGGTACCTTGAACAATGCAGGCGAACTCATGGTGTCCAGGGCTTCGGCTCGGGCTGGCGAGATGGCTGCTGCGGAGGAGGCCGGAATTTTCGGCATCAACCTGACAGCAAGCGCAGTCGCTGGTGCGGCTTTGACTTGCTTGATTGACTGCGGACCGTAAGCACCAAACTGTAGTAAACTTAGGAAGCACCCCCTCTCGGGGGGGTGCTTACCCTAATAGGAGTGTGTTGTGAACCTTAAAGACATCCGAGACGCTATTTTCTCTCAGGCTGACTGGGCTCCAACGCAATCCACCGACGCTAAAGACAGAGTCGACGCCTTTATCAATCGGGCCTACCTGCAAATGGCAGAAGAGGCCCCTTTCTTGTTTTTTGAGCAGACGATTCCGTTTGCCACAATGCCCGACATTACCGCAAGCGATGCTGTGCCAGACACCCTGGAAGTTGCGCCTACAGACCCTTTTGTGTTGTCTCGGACAGTAGCCGCAACAGCAGGAGGCGTTGCCTGGCGAACGGATGGGTATTGGAATGGCCGCATGATCGAGATTACCCGTGCTGACGGTACTCGATATCGACGACGTATTCGCGATGTTTGGACCGAACCCGGAGGGGGCTCCCCCCAACATCGGCTTTCTTTATACCAACCGTGGCCGAATCGAACCGACACTGGGCTTGAGTACAGGATCTACAACCAAGCGTACTACTTGCCCCAAGACGTTATTCAAGTCAATTCAGTGCGTTTGTATGACCAAAATCAGAACTGGCCTTTGCAGGTCGTTGGGCAATACGAAGCTGAAATGCTTTCTCTTAAAGACATGCCCAACCGGCAAGTTACTGGAATTCCACGTACAATTTTCCGAGATGGTCATTTTCAACTCGAAGCCCCCACCCTAGTCCCTGCAGTGGCCCCCAAAGCGGGAGACGAAGTTGCCGATAATTGGGTTGGGCCTGACGCTGCGGGCCAATTTGAATATGTGTACACCTATATTTGGGGGTACAGAGATGGGGATATTGTAAACGGAACTCACGTTCAAAATTACAATCCAAAACATAGTCTGATTGCCGCCCAGGGAACTCCCGCTGCTCGACCCATCCCACGATGGGAAAGTGCGCCGAGTCCTGTTGCTACAGGCACCACGACAAATGGTGGTCGAGGACTTTTAATTACGACCCCTGACCTAGATTTTATGGAAGGGTTTGGACAAAACCCCGGCGGTGGCGCTAATGTCCGATACCAGCATGGCGGTTTAAGAAAACGGATTTACCGTAAACGAAAAACCTTAGACACTGCTACTCCGGGAAGTTTTACCCACACGGGAGCGGCGTACCCCGGCCAGTTTAATCAAGAACGGCCAGATGCTTATTTTCTACTCGCTGATATTCCTGCGTATCAGACAACTTATCTAGATCAAGGACTCATCGTCCCTGACTACCGTCATCGCCTTCGAGAAGTTCATGGGTATCAATCCGTCCGAATGAACCCCCGTCCCGATAAGCGGTACGAAGTAGAAGTTCGGTGTACCAGACGCCCTAAAATTTTAGAAGATGATCAAGACGTTCCAGTCATCCACAAAGATGGCATGACTTGTCTATTGCAGAAATCTATTGCACTGCTTTATGAGGCCCAGGGCGACATTAATCTCGCTGATCGGGCCCTGGGCAGATACCAAGAAGCGTTATTTACTCTCACCAAAAGGTACGGAGATCTACGATATCCGGCCACTCCACTCAAACGACGTCCAGCGCGTGCTTCTTATGTCCTTGACGGACTGGAGCCATTCCGGCGCTGGTACACCCTTCCATAGGAAATCTAATGGCTATCGACACCCCAATTATTGCAGGCGAAGTTTACGTTAGTGAATTCAACGGAGCACCCGAAGAGATCGTCTGCGTTGCAACCGCAATTGTCCAAGGCAAAAAGTACGGCCTCTTCCGTCGAGTCAATATGGCTTTTGATCGGTTTGAAGAAAACTCTGACGATATGGTCGGATGGGATCTTAAAGAAAAAAAGAAGGCTCCGTCTACCGTCGCTAAAAAACCAGGACGTCCTAAGAAATCACAAGTCGTAGCTGTCGCTAAGTAGGAGCAGCCATGGCGTACACCGGAAACCGCGCAAGACGTG